TTAATGATTTAAAGACAAGGGCTGCCGATGCGTTACCACCAGAGTTACTGTGTTATCAATGTGAGGATGCGATTATTTTAGCACCAAGCATCGATAATGGAATGATCCGAGGGATGTTAATTGCGACAAACAAGGCAAGCAATCAAATCAAGGAAATGATATCACCCGAGGGCCATATGATACTGGTGCGGATGCCAGAATTACCCGACAAAGTACAAGCGGACGAGGAGGCAAACCTCAGGATACTATGTTAACCATTTAAGCGATTTAAAGCGATTTGAAGCTCATCTTGACTGGGTAAACGCGAATGTTCAAGCCAGAATAAGATACGAGCCTCACGAGTTGGATCATAGAATGATTGAGCACGAAACCATGGTTGCCAATCATCAGAGCCTTTGGATTGATTATGTTCAAGGCAGGCGGGCAAGCAGTTACGGGAGACATTTTCTCCACCTTTACTGCGTGGCCGCATATGATCAATAGTTAATGATTTATCCGAGATTGGTGGTTGACCACAAAAACAACAACAATTATTCCAGGCTTCTTTAATTGCTTTACGCCAACGACGTTTTGCTTCACCACTGCTTAGGCATTCCATGTCGGCCAGGTACTGATGGTACGACTCAACGAGCCCCTGCTTTTGTGTCAGCAAAGGCGAAGGATTAGATTGAGGCATATCAGACCTGTCGTTCCTGAGTTGGCGGTAATTGCCTCCAGGAAAACAGTAGCATAACCTTAGCTAGCGCTGAAGTAGTTTGCCGCAGTATAAGCCGGAAAACTAAGGATTAGCGCAGGAAGAAAGATGGCACAACAGCATGCGGAAACGCCTGAAGTTATCTATGATACGCTGACTGGCGATACGGAATTCATGTCATATGTTGGCGTGCAATCTTTTGGCGCTACCGAATTGGATGCCATCTCAATCATCACTCCAGGACAGGATTTACCAGGATTAACTTCAATCAGTGGGATGGAAGTTATCATCCACGACATTAGTGATTTATCAAGGCGAGAATACATCACAAACGAAATAGACGTAACAACCAAGTGGAAAGTATTTCTTATTGCGTGGAACGGAGCAACTGGCGCAACATTGAGCGCTGCTGCGCGTCGAATCATGGAGATATTCTCGAAATCAGTAACCATTGAAACAATGCCATCTCCGGATGGTATTGGGTCTTTGATGCAATTAATGGTTTTAATACCTTCCGATTCTGTAGTAACGGTTTAGCGGTAATGTTGATAAACAATATTTGTTTGGAATACTGATAAACAAGTTGGAACACTAAGGCAGGCAGGTAGGTACCTGCTTCGTCCCTTCGTGCCAATTTTTGGCATTCCTACCTGAACCAAGTTATGGCAAACTTTTCGACTAGCTTCGGCTTCGACTTTTATATTGTCCCTCTGGCTGCTGCCGATGTGGACATTGCCTTCACTGGCATTACTGACGCCGGTGATTTTATGGACACCGCAACTCCGGTAGCGCCGAGCGGTGTTATTAGCTATACCAGTGGCGTGTTTTCGGTTGGCGCTGTTGCGATGGCGATGGATGGCACGGATGATCCGTTCCGTCTGTATGGCCTGACGAATGCTGCGCTGGAAACCGATACCAATACCGAAGAAATCGTTACCTACGACGACGAAACCAAAGGTTTCAACATTGCGCTGCCGACCTCCAAGACCTGGAGCATTTCGCTGTCTGGCATCACCGACTTCAAGGATGCCGGTTATCACGTCCTGCGTCTGACCGAGCAGAACACCGTGGCAGACGCACTGCGCGTGAAGATTCTGCGAGTGGGCCCGACCGGCACCGACGAGGCGGTGTATGGCTATGGCACGATCAACGGCTATACTGAATCGATTGAAGCCGGTTCGATTGTGTCCTGGGAGGCCACTCTGCAGGGCTACGGTCCCTACAAGATCGATCCTGATTTTAACGTGTGATTTAAATTCAAACAGCAAGCCCCGAAAGGGGCTTTTTTTATTGGTTCGAGCTAACGAGATGGAAGACTAAATAGTCTAATTAAGCAACGCCGTGGCGAAGGGAGACCTCCAGTATAATATTAATTTCGACGTTGATCCGTCTGAAATCAATAGACTACTGAGGCAATTAGACACAGGCGGTGAAAGTGTCGCTAAATCATTAAATAGCGCGCTGGGTGGTGAAGTAAAAAAAATTATCAGGCTAGAGACCAGGACTGACGACAGCGGCGTCAAAAGGTTAGTTGCAGCCGAAAAAGAGATATTAAGTGTTGCCGATGCAATCATCAAGAAGAAGCAAGATTTAAATCGTGTAGAATCCGGCAGTTTAACGAGTTTAAGACAGCAAGTCAATCAAGCGAAACAAGCCAGGGACGAAATCGCTAGGTACAGCACTGCAATTGGCCGTTTAGGTGGAGAGATCCGTGTTGTAGATGAGCGATGGATTGCGGCGAATAAAAGAGTAGCAGACTTAAGTCGATCATTAGATCGAGCGGCCGCCTCTGGCTTCTGGGATCGAGTAAAGGCTGATCTCAATCTTGGAGGTATTGCCAGATTTGCTGATGGCTTTACAAAAGTCACACAAAATCTTCAAGCCGCTTCGATTGTAATCGGTCAAATCCGTGGTTCTTTTAATGAACTATTCCAGGCGTTAAGCCGACTACAGCAAATCAAGTTGACGTTTATTGCCGCCGGCGCTGGTGAAGCAGGCGGACTACAAGCCTTAAGTGAAAGCACTCGAATTGCGTCAAATCTTGGCGTCAGCCTGAATTCCGTCAGAGATGCTTTTCAGCAATTAACTCCCGTCATTCAGAATAGCGGTGGAACCATCGGTGATGTCTCTGAGATTGTAGAGACATTAAGTAGCCGTTTTGCGGCTTATGGCATTAGCGGAGATCGCGCCCGCAGGGTTACGAATGGTATCATCCAGGCATTTGCAAAAGGCAAGTTACAGGCCGAAGAATTAACGCAGCAAATCTCTGAAGCAGATCCTGCTTTCAAGACTGACTTTGCACGCGCTGTTGGTATTAGCGTTCAGCAATTAGAAGAATGGGTCAAGGCAGGCCGTGTTACTACTGATGTATTACTTGAGAATTTACCAAAATTAAGCAAAAGTGCTATCGTTTATGGTAATTTAGGCACAAGCGCAAAAGATGCCGCCGACGCATTAAGCAAAGGCAACGTTACTATTGACCAAGCGACCGCCAAATTGGGAACCTTGAGTCAATTAAGCCTGGAGCGTCTTGCGAAAGGTTTTGAACCATTTCTGAATTCTTTAATCAAAATTGGCGCCGTCGTTACCGATGCATTAACAAACATCAGTAAGTTACAAAGCGTCAAGACAATTGGTAGCTTACTTGGCAATGCAGGAACTCAATTTAGTATTTTTCTTGAAGCGCTTTTAAAGGTAGGGGAATCGGCTTTAATTGTTTTAACACCTTTAACTGCATTAGTTGATTTTCTAGGGAAAATTCCAGGCGTTACCGAAGCGATTAGCGCAGCAATTTTAGTCAAATTACTGGCGCCTTTAAATGAATTAAAGAAAGGATTCTTAGCAACTGCGGCATCCGCAACCGGGTTCGGCCGTGTGTTGGCTGCTGCATTTTCCGGTGAAGCATTCAGCAAAGAGTTAACTGCCTTCACCAGCGCAAGCAAGAAAGCAAGTGTAAGTATTGGCCAATTACGAGAGCGCCAATTTTTGCTGTCAGAAGGAAGCAAGGCGGTTGCTAATTCGATTGCCAATACTACCAGTGAAATAGGTAAATATCAAAAGCTTGCTCAGGCCGCCGCCACTTCAGGACCGGTTATTGGTGGCAGCAATGCCGCTGCGTTGGCGGATCAATACAATCAAAAAATCGCAAAATTGCAATCACGGTTAGAAGCTTATCAAAACGCGGCAGGTCGTATTGCAACAAAGCAGGGTCAAATCAATAGCAGTATTGCAACTTTAACAACCGTAACCGCATCATCCGGCAGTGGACTGGGGCGTTTGGGTTCCGCATTCCAAGGCGTTGGCAATGCGGCCAAGGGTTTATTCAATGTTCTCGGCCCTATTGGCACCGCATTGCTTGCAATTTCGGCAATTACTGCTGGTTATCAAAATGCAAACAAGGAATCCAACGCAATCCTAGATGAATCAAAAGCTAAAGTCGAAGTTTTAAAGGCCGCACAAGAAGCTCTGACGGGAACGACCACGGAAGGGAAGGAAGAAATTACAGGTTTTGCCCTTATTTTCGAAAAGTTTTCACTTGCGGTTGATGGCGCTATTGCTCCTGTTATTAACTTCTTTGAGCAATTAGCTGAGGGAGCGAGAAAGGCGAGTATCTCGGCAAATGCTAATTTAAATCCAACCCTTGATCTAATTGCAAGAGTTGCCGCTGCAGCAGGCGCCGGTGCCGCTACTGGTGCGCTCATAGGGTCAATACTTCCAGGTGTCGGCACCGGCGCTGTAGCTTTGATTGGTGCAACGACGGCGGCAATTTTTGCTCTTGTTGCTGCTGGTGGCGACGCAGAGGTGCAACTGCAGAAACTGTATAAAACACTCGGCGCGACAGTTGATTCAGTTAAGACACAAGTAGCCGCTGTAGAATCACTTGCTGTTTCCTTTAGGGATGCAGCGTTAAGGGCAAAAGAGCTAGAAGAAGCACAAGCAAAAGGCAAGGGCGCAGGACCTTCTGCTACTGATCAAGTTAAACTAGCAGCTACATATAACACGCTGATAGATGCTGTCAGGAATCTAGAAAAAGAACAAGAAGTATTACGCGAACAAGAACGAGCTTATCTAAGAGAAAAAGCCGAAGCGGCGAATGGTGACATAGAAAACTTCCAAAGAAGAATAGCCCTCGCCAAAGAGCTTCAAGGGGTACAAGATACACTAAAGAGTATTCCAACTGGAGAATCCGGCCAACCTAAACTTGAAAACGCAAAAGAATATTATGAATTATTGCAAAAACAAGCGAAGCTTACTGTTGAATTACAGCAAGCAGGTGGCGCAGTAACTCCAGAGCAAGTTAAAGCATATGAAGATGTAAACAATAAGCTTTATGCAGTACAAAAAGCCTTAAAGACCATTACTCCAGCCATTCAAGGTGCAAAAGATAGGGTCAATGCCCTTGCTAAAGAGTTTGGTCTACTTACAGTTGAGGAGTCAAAAAATGCAAGAACCAATGAAGTTATTAGTACAGAAATCAAAGAACTACAAGCAGTTCTGGATAAAATTGATCCCAATAAGCAGGCTGATGCGTGGGTTAGATTCAATGGAGTGCTTGCCAAGGCGAGCGTTGAGCTTGATCAACTGAAAAATAGAGCAGCGGGCTTGCAGGGATTATTCCAAGCGAGAGAACTCAAGATAGGAATAGAAAGTGGCCAATTTTTAGATTCCTTAACCAATGCCGAAGCTGTAGTCAAAAACCTTGAGCAAGCCGTTGTAAATATAGACATAAACGCACCGGAATTACCTTCTCTTGTTGCTGAATTAGAAGAAGCCCGCGCAAAGCTTGACGAGATAAGAGCTAGAAACGCAAAGATTACTATTGAGGCAATCGAAAAAGAAGGGCCTTCTGGCTTGACCTTTGGTCAGATCGGCCGCCTAGCTGAGGCTTATAACCAATTAAAGGTTGCAATACCGGTCGATTCCCCTGGTGCTGACAGAGTTTTACAAAAATTAGAAGAAATCAATAGATTCCAGGAACTTGGTAGTAAAACCAATCAGCAATTGCAGGATATTGTAACAGAAAATCAATTAAAAGGAATTGACAAAGTATTAAATAGAAAAGTCAAAGCAGCCGAGGAAGCTTTAGAGGCAGAGAAACGCGCTGCCGAAGAAGCTAGCAAATATTATGATGACCAAATAGCGGACACCCAGAGGCTTGCATCAGAGGGTGAAAAACAATATCAACGAGAGTTGTCTCAGATAGACGAAAGAACCAGAAGAGAGCAAGAGTTCTATGCAAGAAAAATTGAAGGTCTTAACGCCGCCGCTGCTGCCGCTCAGGCAGCATCAGACCGAGAGCTTGCCGCGATTGATGCAAGAATTGCGGCATTACAACGCGAAGCCGATGCAAAAATAGCGACTCTTGAGCAGCCAACCACTGCTGAGCAGCAAGTAGAAAGCTACAGGATTCAAGAACTGAGAAAGATTGCAAGCGGACAGGACGTTGTTAATCAAAATGACGAAGAACAACTGTCACTCCAAAATAGAATAAGCGCAGCACAACGTACTTTAAGCAGTCAAAAGATAAAAGACCTTAGGTACGAAATTGGATTAGCAAAAGAAAATGAAAACAGTATCGCTAAGCGTCTTGACTTATTGAATCAATTAACAACTGCGGAAGAAAGTGTTGCAAGAGCTGCAATAGAAAAACTTGAGGTTGAAGCAGGGCTTCGGGATCGAGGCAATGCTTCCTTGCAGGATCGAATTGCTGCACTGCAAGAGCTTACCGATTCAGAAAAACGCTTAGTGGCATTAGAACGAAAGCGTCTTGAAATACAGGCTAACCCAAACAAGGGAAGCGCCTTGAATTTGGATGCAGATATTAAATTGATTGATCAAAAGATAGAACGCCTAGGTAAGCTTAGCAATGCCGAACGCGCCGTCAACAATGAGCGCATTGCAGCCCTGCGAGTTCAGGCTGGACTGGAAGAGTCTGCCGAGGGCTCAATTTCCGCCCGGATTAGTGCTCTGGAAGAATTAACTAATTCGGAGAAAAGACTGCAAGAAATACAACGAAAACAACTTGAGATAGAGGCTAACCCAAGAAAGGGAAGTGCCTTTGCTCTGGAAGCAGATATCAGATTGATTGATCAAAAGATAGAACGCCTAGGCAGGCTTAGCAGTGCTGAACGCGCTGTCAACAACGAGCGTATCGCCGCCCTGCGGGCTCAGGCTGGACTAGACAAATCTGCCGGGAGTTCAATTTCTGCTCGGATTAGTGCTCTACAAGATCTAACAGAAGCAGAGAAAAAACTTGCGGAAATCCAAGTCCAACAATTAAGAGTCCAAGCCGGACTGCAAGCCGATACTACGCAAGATTTACAGGCTAAAATCTTTTTGAACGAGGCACAGATAACCCAGCTTCAAAGATTATCGTCGGCAGAACAGGCTGCCGACGATAGGAGGATACAGGCCCTTCGTATTCAAGCGGGCCTCGAAAAAGCAAGTCAAAACACCTTGCTAGGACGTTTGAGTATCTTAAGGGAGCTAGGAGCTGCAGAGAAAGCCTTGCAGGATTTTGAAATAGCAAAACTTGAGAAACAAGCAGCAAGCGCTCCTAAGCAAAGGCTAAGACTTGAGGCCGCCGCTCAACTTGAGCGGTTAAGACGCGAAAAAGAAATTGGTGACATTGAAAAGCAAATTGCACAAGAGGATGCGCAAGCTCAGCTTGCTCAAATTCAAAGAGAAAACCAGATAGCACTCCTTCAGAAACAAAATGCAGAAGCGCAAGCTCAACTTGAAAGAGAAAAAGCTGCAGCGTCACAACTTAGCGCGCAGGCTCAACTTGAAAGACTTGAAAGAGATCAAAAGATTGCCGAACTTTCTAAGCAAGCTGCGGCGATAGAGGCAAAAGCTCAGTTGGATAGAATCGAAAGAGAATCGCAAATAAATGCGTTGACTCAAGAGAGAGCCAGGCTTCAGGAGGTTGCAAACGCCGCGCAGAAAGCTGCTGATGATGCCGCTAATGCTAGCGCAGAACAGCGCAGGCAACTAGAAGCCGCCGCATCTCTTGAAAGATTGCAAAGACAGGAAGAAATTGAACAGTTAAACAAAAGGCTTGCAGCAACACAAGCGCAAGCTCAATTAGACCAAATCGAAAGGGAATCACAAGTAAATACTTTGGTTCAAGAGAGAGCCAGGCTTCAGGAGGTTGCAAACGCCGCGCAGGAAGCTGCTGATAATGCTGCTAATGTTAGCGCAGAACAGCGCAAGCAACTGGAGGCCGCCGCTGCTCTTGAGCGAATAGCAAGACAAGAGCAGATTGAAAAGTTGACGCAGCAAATTGCTGCGATAGAAGCACAAGCTCAACTAGATGGCATCGAAAGGTCAGAAAGGATCGAAAAGATAATGGCGCGTAGAGCCAGGCTTGAGGCCCAAGCGGCATTAGCCGAGCTCGAATTAAAAGAAAAAACAGAAAAAATAGCACAACAGCGAGATGCTGCAGCAGAAGCTCAGAGAAGAGCCCAAGCGCAGGCGGAGCTTGACTCGATCGAAAGAAACAATAAAATTTCTCAGATCAGAACCGATGTGGAAAATAAAGTAGCCACTCTGCAGCAACAAGCGGACGAATCACGCAAAAGTGCTGCAAATGAAATTCAAGGAATTGAGGAGCAGATTGCGAAAGTGCAATCCGATGCTGCAAGCGCTGCTATTGCAGCATCAAACAATCGAAGCAACTTAGAGCAAGCTTATGAAAAGAGAAGAGAGAACTGGCAAAAAAGAATTGCTGGTCTTGAAGCGGCTCAGCAATCCAATGCTGAAACTTCATTAAACAAACAGAAAGATATAGAGGAAGACATAAAAGACTATTCGAAAGAGCTTTTAAGTAACCAGGAAGAGATTGAAAAATCCAGCCAAAGAGAGGCTAATTCAAGGGCAGCCACTGCAAGTAATTTACTGGCGGCAAGGAATTCAGGGCAAGAACTTGACGGGTTCACTTCCAATACCGCAAACAATACTGCAACGATGGCTGACAACACTTTCTTTGCCGCAGAAAATTCAAGCTCGATGCAGACATCTGTCAGCGATACTGTTTCGCCTAGCGCTACAGTGGCTACCAACTCTGGGGACATAGCCACCAGTCTTGGCACTGCAGCCTCTAATGCTAGCAGCTTGCTCAGTAATTTACAACAGATAGCTAATCTTGGCAATTTTAATGTAGACGTGACAACCTATGGTCCTACGCAGTATGCAGCGAGCGGGGGCCCAGTCTCTGGCGGTCAGACCTATGTGGTCAACGAATTGGGCCGAGAAGGCTTCCTGTCATCCTCTGGTCGTCTCAGCGAGATCAAAGCCCCAAGCTGGGGGCGGTGGACTGCTCCAAGCAGTGGTACGGTTATTCCGGCCCATATCTGGTCGGAAATAAATGCTCCTAAAGCAGGCGTCTCCACGTCCGCAAAAGCGGTTAAGGCAAGTAACGGCAAGAATCTTGGCGGGCTGTCTCGGACTATCGCAGCGGCATTGGCATCCAAGGCAAATAGTGGCGGAGAAATCTCTCAATTGGCCTCTGTCCAATCACAGCAAGCAATTCAAATAGGAAAGCTAAGCCGTGCGGTTAGCGATCTAACTAAAAAGAATTGGAACGTCAATGTGGGAGTACAGGCTAGCGGCAGAAATGTCTACATGGAAAGGTTAACGAGGTCATTCTGATGGGGATCACAATTGGTGCCGCTAGCTTTCCGACGCTTTCTGCGCAACCGTTTGGCTATGAAGAAAGTGATACAAGAAACGGTAGGACAGCGAGAAAGTGGGAAGTAGCAGGGCTTCTTACCCCTTCTGAATGGCTTGATTTATTAAGCGCTTATGATGCATGGCGTGACTTAAGAATTGAAGACACAGATACTTTAGTATCTGGTGTAATTGGGACAACCATTTCTTTTTCTGGATCAGGCCCCGGTGGTCAGACGTGGACAAATATTGACTGCTGGTTTATTTCTGCACCAAATGCTACGGCTAATGGCGCATTTTTAAATGTTACCGTTGGGCTAATAGATGCCAATGAAGCATTAGAGGTATTACTAAAGGAACAAGAAGCGGAATCTGAAGAAGAAGACCTTGATCTTGGTACGATTACGATTGGCACTACGGTGCTTAAACTATTAAAACCAGTAGATACCTATGCTTCGGCTCCGTCAATGGAACTAACTGCATCTGGTACTCATTTTATTTCTGGCTCTAAAATTCCCTACAGAATCAAGGATGTTGAAGGAAGAACTGATTTAACAGGATGGAATGACGTAAGGACTTGGTACGAGTCATCCATTGCTGCAACTCCATCGACAGGCGATTATTTCCCGATTTCTGCTCCAACAGCATCAGCCGAGTCAATAGTTATTTCTGGCGTAAAGTCCACGGCTTATATTGTTAGCATTCAGTTAGGAGAGGTGATATAAGTGACAGTCGACATTCGAGGTACAGTAATTTGCAGTCTGGGTCCTTTGCTTACTGCAGACTTAAGTGATAGTCTTGTCCAGAACAGTGGATTGATTAAGGTTTCTGGTTCTTGCCAAATCGCTGGAATTGTTGTCCCAACGCCAGGCTCAAAAGTATTTTTTTATTATGTAAAAGATGGAATTACCAGGCGTATCCCCAGGGCTGTTCGAGTCCTCAGTAGCTTTGCTGATCCATATCGAAATGTTACGACAGTAGAGCTCGGGTGCAAGTTGACGTATTTGCAAGAATATTCAGAACCAATTAATTGGGATGCATATGACGATACAGAAAACGATGGCAGAGAAGGTGATGAATTAATTGTTACGGTTCCGATCCGTGCAAGTTCGGCAATGAATTATTGCCTCCAGAAGCTAGGGATTACAGCTAATCTTAATCCATTGACAAATCAATTTTCTATTTCGGAATTCAGTTACGACAGTGGATATGTTAATGTATTGAATGACCTGCTTTTATCAGAGAGCTATTGCGGATACCTTGACATTGATGAAATATTAAATGTTTTCCCTTTATTTGAGGCGCCTGATTCTGGGCCAATTATTAGAAACAGTGATTTGATTGATGTCGGCAGGATAGGCACTGGCGAGATTGCTGCTGATACTGTAGTTGTCACCTATAGCACATACAAACTAAAAGCGCCTGACGACGAAGAGTTGACGGAGGGAGAGGAAGAAGGAGACCTAAAGATAACTCCATGGGGAGCAGACACCCAGACAACAGAATCGTCTTCTGAAATTATTATTCAGTATACTGATTTTTTTGAAGAACCATTATCCAAAAAATATAACATCCTGGAAAAAAGTCAAACAACTACGAATTATGAATTAATCGAGATACAATCAGAAGATGGAGAAACAGAAAGACGAAATGTAGTACGTTCTCGTATTACCACTTCATCAAAAACGAACGCCGGCGTAATAACCGGTATATTCCAGCAATATCTAGACATAGGCTTGGAGCCTGGGCTACAAGATCTTGTAACTATTACCACTGAAACTTTCACTTATGATAGCAAAGGTAATCAAATATCTTCAACCTCAATAACGCGAGGGCATCCCTTGTATGAAGTAGGAACTTTTGGAATTGATTTTGTATACGATTTTGTTGATGTCATTGATTTAAGTATATTTGACGAATACGACCTTATAGACATGGAAAAAACAGTCACTTCTTCTAGTGTAGCAGGTTCCTATAGATCAACGACGACAGAGCAATACACTACTTGGCCAAAAACTTTAGAAGGTCAACAATCTATTGCTGTAACAAGGGAGTCAATAGAAGACGTTGAAACCGCTACAAGCTTTATTAATGAAGTAATAAATACTATTTCTAAAAGCGGCTTTTCCAGGGTAAATCTATCGATATCCACAGAAAGGACTGGTTACAGAGGCGAAGAGGCACCATTGCCTGCGGAAATAACAAATGCAAACAATGCAGATCCCGACGCTGATCCAAACAATGGATACAGAGTAGACAGTCGTGCCGAAATAGTCCTGGTAACAGGGGAAAGAGATGCCAATCTGGTAACAGAGTTCAGCATGCCTTATGCTCCAGATGATATATTCTATAAAACAGGAAGCGGTTTCAGATCTAGTCGAAGTGATGCGCCCGCAAAGGCAATGAGATTCGGCACCGTGCAAAACAAAATGTTGCTTGGCAACAGGTATGGCCTTAGCCTGCAGGTTGCACCAGAAAAAATTTCATCAAAGCCATATTCGCCAATACTGCTAGAAGCATCAGGAACAATAGTAATGTATCGAGCTAATGGGCTGTCTTGGGCAATGGATTCAAGCGGCGTCATAGTGTCTTGCGATGCCTTGTATTGGGGAGTGATGGGTAGGACATTATGACGATTACTCTGTATCCTAGCGTCAAAGCTTTAAGGCTTGATGCATTGCAACCATACATACCGATTGAATGCAATATTCCATCGGTACCGGCGATACAATACCCAACTGGTCAAGAAATTTTTACATTGGTTCCGCCAGGAATAATTTACAATTCATTGCCTTACATTGATCTATCAACAGAAATAGTAGATACGACGCCTGATCAGGTTATCGGATGCGTTGATAACTTGCCTGACGGAGACGAACAAAGCGCTTTAGGCTATTCTTTTCCGTCTGCTGCAACTGGTGATGCAGTTATCAACTTATCAAACAATGAATTCTGGAAGTACGATGGAATTTTATGGGAAAATACCGGAGATGCTCCTGGTCTTTACTTGTATGGACAGAGCTTGCTGGCTCCCGCCAACGAAATACGAGTATATAACTGTACAGTAAAAACGAAGATAAATCCTGTTGCATACGATTATTCTTTGTCAGTAATTCAAGAAGCGGATCCAATCTCTTTATTTACACGAGTCATACCGCTAGTCGCTTATCCAATAAGCATACCATCAGCGGTAATAGCTATACAAGCATTTGTGCCTTCGACTATAATTGCAGTACCGGCAGCGCAAATTAATCTTTCCTTTAATGACATTGGGCCCAGCCTGTCTATCCAAAGGTCACAAATCCTAACGGAAGGACCTGCGCCTGATTATGTCGGCGCCTTTGCAACCGTTCTACAGGTGCCCTCAGGCGTCTTTTTGGTTGCAGCAGAGGTGCCTAATGTATTGACGGACGTATATCTGTCGGTACCTGTATCTGTTACATCTATAAGCAAGCCAAATCCAGTTTCTAGGGAAATACTAAGAACAGGAGCGGCTTCGCCTGTGCTCGGCTCCGGTGGTGCTACATCATACGATGATTGGCAATTAATACAAAACGAGAACGTTGATGATGGATTTGTGGAATCAGGGGGATTTGGTTTTAATATCAAAATAAACAATGTATCATATGATCGATGCTACATCGGCAGCAATGGATACATTACCTTTGGCGCTGGATTTTCTGACTCTGGCGTGACAACCACATACCCTCCTTACGCAAAAATATTATTTGCCTCAAATGATGTTTCTTCTCAGCGGGTCTTCAAGAAACAATCAGTAACGGCAGGAGGCTATAAATACTTTGCAATTAGATGGGAAGGAACTTGGGATACTTTTGGAATCATTGGCAGTCCCACTATTGTAACTGAAATCACATTCTATCAGCTATTTAACAACGGATCGCAATATATTGAAGCCAGATATGGGTTAAAGGATCTTTACTTTACTGCAACATTAGCTATTTGCCGGACGACAGGCCAATTAGGCAACTCCGCCACTGCTGCCGCCAACAGTAATTATGTTTTTACCGGAAATAATACCGGGACCACATGGAGCCTGACTTCCAATAGATATATTGGGTAAACTAGCAATGCATTAAAAGGTATTATGGCTATTACCGTTTCTCTTTATAACCATACGGCAAAGCTGTTCGCTGAAGGCAGCAATGTTCCAGGTGACACTTATAAAGTCATGCTATGTACTTCAGCTACTTTTAATGCAGCAGATACTCAGTTGTCTTCTGTCACGAAAACAGAGACTACTGGAGGCACCGGATATACCGCTGGAGGAAAGGCTTTAACGGGCGTCACCTTGACGACCGTAGCTACGGATGATGCAAAATTTGACGCCGACGATGTTTCGTGGACAGCTAGCGGTGGTGCAATTACAGCAAGCTATGCTATTTTGTATAACGATACCGACGCGAATGATCCACCGTTAGCTTTTATCAATTTTGGAGGCTCTCAATCTGCCGCTGATACAACTGACTTCCTTATTGTTTGGAATTCCAATGGTATTTTTAGCTGGACGGTAGTGTAATGGCATTAACCACTGAAGTTAGCTCGAAAGAGCTTCAAAGAGTAGCGGTTGAAGCTTATGAGACAAAGACTCTAAAGGTAATGCTTTGCTCAGCAGGGGCAACAGGTTATACAGCGGAAAGCACTGTCGCTGACTGGCAAACAGTTGAAAAGTCGGGCAATGGATATGTACGCTATTCTGAGGTAATTTCTACCGGATCTTACGACACGGTCAATGGCCGCTACGCCATGCCGTCCATTGATGCGGATTTCACTGCAACAGGCAGTAGCTATACTTACGACCGGATCGTCTTGTACATAGATGGCGAGACCTATCCTCATAGTGTTATCACGGAATCCCCTAATAATATTATCAGCCCTGGGCAGATTTCTACCTACAGATTAAATCTAATCACTGACGACTAATGTCAACCAATATTAATATCAATGTACAATCAGAAGACCTCCTTAGCCAACAACAGGCTCGCGATGAAGCGAGACGACAATCAAGAGAAATTAAAAGACTAGAAAGAAGGAGCCTGGAAGAAGCAGTAGAAAGAAAAGTAAAGAAAGCGGAAAAAGACGTTTTAGACCAAGACAGAGCTAGGCAAGGTGCGACTGGAAGGAGTTACATTAAAAAATCGCCAGAGCCAGCAGCCTACGAATACATAAGGGCAGAAGAGAATACTTTTAACATTGTTCCACCAGAAGACGGAATAGTCGAGTCTCTTGATTCGCCTATTTTTCCTGACTCTGGTTATATCGGAACTAGTTTTGATGTTTATACTGGTGGCATAAGTTTAAGAGACAAAAACAGGGTATACGTTCCAGGCGTAACGTATCGAGGTCATATCTGGGGAGATGATACCGGCAGTGAAGCTCCAGTTGTTTATGAAGAGTCTGGCGGCCCTACCTACGGAAACGAAACTGTTGGGGCATACAATTGTGCTGGGCTCTTTGGGGTAGACGTTTTAAGGACTATGGGTGTACCCAATTTCACCCCTGCTCCAACAGACTATAAGGATATACCATTAAACCGCTGGATTAATGGTGAAATAACGAAAGACACTACTTATGAAATAACAGCGCCTCGACTAGAGGGCGTAACCATAGAGTGCGATGTTTACTTTGATACTGTATCAATCATCTCATCGCCGGAAAACATATTTTTAAATGGTAATTTTATATCACTTACCAAGCAGTTTAGCAGCAATACTCGTCAAAACTTTGAAATCAATGTTGACATATATCAGGACCAGTATGGTTTTGTTGCAAATCTTAATGCAGGAAGGGATATCTTTGGATTCGAAGATGAGCGATATTATGAATCATTTTACATCGAGTCAGACTCCGACGACCAAGAGAATCCGGCGCATCCATCCTTCCTTCTGCCGCCAAGACAATGGAATCGAATATCTTTAACGGCAAGGAAGTATCCGCGATTAGAAGGTGAAGACGGCAGCCAGTCTGGTGCTGTAATTTTGCATATTAATGGTAAGTATGTTACTCATATGGTAACGAGCGATACTCTTGTTTCAAATTACGCAACCCATATATCTGCTTTTGAGCAATTTACCGATGGAAGTTCACTAGAAGGCACGATTAAGCTGTCTCAAGCCAGAGTGCTCGAATTTCCAGCATATGATAAATTCAATTATACGCCAAAATCACTGGCAAGATCTCCTTTTCCTTTGAATCCAATTTCTTAGCCATGGATAAGAATTTTTCGTATGATCTCAGAAACCTTTTAGAAAAGGCAAAAGATCAAATTCAGGCCAATAGATTTAGCTACCTATTAAAGGCGTCAACAGAACGTGCTATAAAGCAAATCGAAAAAAGTAAATAAAAAAGGAATAATAATGCGCACTTTAGGGTGAGACACCCTGTTAGCAATGCCTACCGAAGAAAACATGCAGGCGCTTGAGACGAGCGCCGGCCAAGCAACTGCTGCTCCCGAGGCAACCGAAAACAAAGCCTACAGTGAGGATGAAGTCCAGAACCTACTGAAGGCTTTAAAGTCTGAGAGGGAAGCTCGTAAAATTTACGAAAAGGAGATCAAGGAAAAAACTGCTCAACTGGAGCGCTTCAAAGATATTAACCCCGAAGAGCATCGGCGTATTCTTGAAGAAGCTGCAATTGCTGAGCGCGAGCGTCTGGCAGCAGAGGAGCGCACGTCACTTCTTGAAGAGAAGTATGGCGCCCAGGCGGCCGAGGCCAACAAAAAAGCGGAACAGTATCAAAGTGAACTGAAAGAAGTCCGTAAGCGTTATGCACTTGAAAAAGTATTCTTTGCTGCTGGCGGTCGGACTGATGCCGAAGGTGGTATTAGTTTCTTTGATCTTCTGGCGGATCGCCTTGGGGCAAATTTCCGTCTTGAAGCAAATGGTATGATCACTGTTATTGATAGCAATGGTGATCCGATTCTTGATGCCGATACCGGCAAGCGTATTGCTCCCGAGGAATACTTGAGCTCCTTTAAGTCTCATCCGATCTACGGGACGTTCTTCCGTGGTCAACTTGGCAGTGGCGCCGGCATCGGCTTTGGTGGTACCGATGCAAACGGTATGACTGCTGATGATTTTAGTGAATTAAGCGCAGAAGCAATGTTTGAACGTGCATTTGGCATGTAATAACAGTAAAGAGCCTAATTAAGGCTCTTTTTTTTGTAACATTTAAAATAAATTGGCATACTAGGCTGAGGAGATACCCTGATATCCGAAGTCGAGACGACAAGGATTAGAAGGGTGTCGAGCTTTTGGCCTAGGCGAGATGCCATCAAAAGCAAATCACCCGTTCTTTTCTTGTCTACCCTTTAGAGGTTTATTATGGGTCTCAGTCTTGTTGAGGCTAAAAAGCATAGCCGCAATCCCCAAGAGATTGCTATCATTACCGAGCTTTCCGCCGGTCCTCTGTTAAGCACCATGCCCTTCCGTGAAGTGCAGGGTTCTGGCCTGTTCTTCAAGCGTGAAGAGAGCCTCGGTGACGTGGGTTTCTGCTCCTTCAACGCTGGCTACACCGAGAGCTACGCTGAAGTTCGTCAGTACAGCGAAGCGCTGAAGCTCTTTGGTGGCGACATCAAGGTGGATCGCGCCATCGTTGAACTGGAAGGCCCCCAGGCCCGTGCCTATCAGGTGCAGTCCAAGGTCCGCGCCATGCGTCTGGCCTTCGAGAGCCTGTTCATCAACGGCGACAGCAACAGTACCGCTGCTGAGTTCGACGGTCTGAGTGTTCGTCTGCCTGCCGCCGAGGCTGGTAACCACTCCCAGATCATCGCCAACTCTGGTTCCGCCGCTGCTCTGGATCTGGGCAAGCTCGATGAAGCCATTGATGCTGTGGACGCCCAGGGTGGCCGCAAGTATCTGGTGATGTCCAAGTCGGCTCGTCGCCACCTGAGCGCCTCTGCTCGTGCCTCGGGTCAGATCGACATCGAGCGCACCGAGTTCGGCTACCAGCAACTGACCTACGGTGGTCTGCCTGTGCTGGAGATTGATCGCGACCATAAGAACGTGGCGATCCTGGATTCCGATCCTACCGATCAGTCGATCTATGTCGTGTCCTTCGGCAATGATCACCTGACTGGCATCCAGAACGGCGGTCCTCAGGTTCGTGACCTGGGTGAAGCCACTGATGCCCCCGTGCTGGTGACTCGCGTTGAGTGGTTCTGCGGGTTAGCGATGATCAACGGGCGTTCCTGCGCTCGCCTGACTAACGTCGACGCGACCGCTTCTGTCTGAACTTAACTATATAGTTCAATCAAGCCTCCTTCGGGAGGCTTTTTATTGGCACCCTAGAATAGTAAAAGTTGCCGCAGGGGGGCAATATGGGTGGCACCACTTTAGCTACTAGAGGCCTGAATATCCCTGCTCACGACAGCGTAGTAGTTTCACCTGTTACGCCACCTGCTCAGGGTGTTCAAACTATACACTACAAGCGAGGTGGAGAAAATGGTGAATCTGTAGCACTTATAGATTTGGCATACACTGGAGGAGACCTGTCTAGTGTTTACAATTATGATGGTAAATTCTCTATAGTTGTCAACACCGAAGCAGTAACGCCTGGTGTAAATACATTTAGTTTAATCACAGCAAATCCAAGTCCGGTTGATGCTGTAATTTATTGGGGGGATGGCAATTATGAAGTTACTACACTAGAAGCTAGAGGTACTTCATCTCCGCTTTTGACTAATCATACATATAGTACCCCAGGCACCTATACTATACAAATTTATAATGCACGTGGACTTCGGTTTTATTATAATAATAATGCAGAAGGAGACAAGATTATAGCACTAGGAGCGACGCCTGGAAATTTTTCATTTGCGACCAATCTGGCTAGAGCTTGGTTGGGTAGCGTCAACTTGACCGCGATTGACTCTGGAATGAATCTATCCGGTGTCACAGATTTTAGTTATGCTTGGCAGAATTGCACCAGCCTAACCAGTTTTCCTGTGCTGGATACTTCTAGTGGCACAGTTTTTAGTTATGCTTGGTCTGGTTGCACCGGCCTAACCAGTTTTCCTGTGCTGGATACTTCTAGTGGCATAAGTTTTAATCTTGCTTGGTATAATTGCACCAGCCTAACCAGTTTTCCTGTGTTGGATACTTCTAGTGGCACAAATCTTAGTAATGCTTGGCAGAATTGCACCAGCCTAACCAGTTTTCCTGTGTTGGATACTTCTAGTGGCACAAATCTTAGTTCTGCTTGGTCTGGTTGCAGCGGCCTAACCAGTTTCCCTGCGCTGGATACTTCTAGTGGCTCAAATTTTAGTGCTACTTGGCAGAATTGCACCAGCCTAACCAGTTTTCCTGCGCTGGATACTTCTAGTGGCTCAGGTTTTGATAGTACTTGGTCTGGTTGCAGCGGCCTAACCAGTTTTCCTGTGTTAAATATTTCTAAGGGCACAAGTTTTAGTAGTGCTTGGTCTGGTTGCACTAGCCTAACCAGTTTTCCAGCCGGTTTCTTCGACTCATGGGCGCCAACAGTAGTATCTTCAGGTTGCTTCTTAAATACTTGGGCAAACTGTACTTCCCTCACGGCAACATCGGTTGAGAACATCCTTAATAGTATTGATTTTTCTGGGCGTAATTCGCCGTCAACCTCAAAAAATATTACTATTAGCTACAACGCTAGCAGTGGTACGCCAAACATCTCTACTGCCGTTACTAATTTGAAAGCACGTGGTTGGGTGATTACTTTGAACGGTGTGACGCAATAGCTTTTAACAGTCCAGATTAGTGCGAATATTTGGGTAACCTAGAATAGTTAAAGTTGCCGCAGGAGGGCGACATGGGTGGCACCACACTTGCTACTAGGGGATTAAACATCCCGGCTCATGATTATATAGCATTTTCGCCGACTGCAGCACCTACTGATGGTTCCCAGACCGTCACCTATAAGCAGGGCGGACCTGGTGGCACAACTGTAGCTACTTTGACGCTAGTGTATAGCGGCGGTGACGTGGCTAGCGTTACCCGGAGCTAGTAAAAATGCCTTACCAGTTTAATCCTTTTACTGGGAATTTTGATAACACTATTCCTTTAGAGAATGGGCAAATTCCTAGTAGTTATTTGCCTAGCTATGTTGATGATGTTCTAGAGTACGCTAATTTTGCGAGCTTCCCAGCCACCGGCGAGACTGGCAAGATCTATGTAGCTATTGATGCTGGTACCACTTATCGTTGGAGTGGTTCGACCTATATTGCTATCGGTGCCACAGTAAACAATATTGATGACTTAACGGATGTTGATACTAGCACGGTAGCCCCTACGGATGGTCAATCTTTAATTTGGGACAATACTGCAGGGCAGTGGGAACCAGGTACAGTAGTGCAATCTGAACCTACGGGCATTACGGGAGCCAGTGCGATTACTAATTGTGTTCAAATTAGTCAAGCTAATTATGATGCAATTGGTACTCCTGATGCAAATACTCTTTACGTTATTGTGTAATTGTGGCACCTCTATTAAGTCCGGCAGTTTACGTTGGTAGTAATGCGGCCTCCAAGGTTTACTTGGGTGCTCAACAGGTGTGGTCTAGTTTTTCCTATGACGCTGATGCGGCAGCATACATTACTGCAGTAGAAACTGCGGATGGGCAGGCACTAGAAGAAAACGTAAAATTAGCCATCAATAGTTTTGTTGTTGGATGCAAGGCTGACGGCGTCTGGAGTGCAATCAAGGCGTCTTGCATCCTGGCTGGCGCCAGGACTCTTAATGGTGCTCTGACTCCGTTGGTAGGTACTGCACCGACTAATGCTAACTTCTCGGGAGAAGCGGACCCTAATTGGAGTAATGTTTCTCTTTTACTTAGAGGAGAAGGCGCAGATGGCGGCACTACTTTTACAGATAGTAGCAGCAACAGGTTTGCTGCCAGTGTTTTCGCAAGCAGTGTATTAAGCACTGGAGCTTCTAGTGGTAAGTTCGGCAGTGGTATAAGATATGTAGATACTGGCGTAACCAGTGCGAGTATACTTTACAACAACCCTGTACAGCTTCAATTCGGAACGGGAGACTTTACCTGGGAAGCTTGGATAAGACCAGACGTTGCCCCTTCGGTTGGATTTTTTAATGTCCTATGGGATAGCAGGGCCTCTGGTGAAAGTCTTACTAACAGATTCTATGCTGACTTTCATGGGGGTGGAGACAACAGAGCTAGAGCTATTGTTGCAGGCACTTCTATTTACACGTCTTCTCTTTCCGTAGGTCAGTGGTATCACTTTGCTGTTTGCCGTTCTAGTGGAGTTAGCAGAGTGTTCTTGAATGGTGTACTCCAAGGCTCCGTTTCGGATAGCTTTAATTACAGCAATGGCACAAGTAGGCCTGTTCTGTTTAATAACCTTAATCTTAATATGAGAGGAGTTGGGTATTCTGTAGATGAAATCAGAGTAACAAAAGGTGTTGCTAGATATACTTCTGACTTTACTATCCCTGCAACTGCTTTCCCAGGATCCTCTTCTTCTGACTACAGTAGAACGACAGGCCTTGTTGGTGATGGTAGTACTAAGTACCTAAATAGTAATAGGGCCAATAATGCCGATCCGCAAAATAATTCGCATATGGGTGTTTATGTCTCAACTGTACCTACTGTCGGTGTTCTGCTTATAGGGGCAGAAGGGCTTTCCTCAACCGGGACCAGCGCTTTATACGGCGGCGGTAGACGGTATAAAAACAGTACATCAGACAGTTATTCAGTTGGTTCTATGGCCCAGACTTATTATGGCTTAAGCCGCGCTAGTTCTACACAGTATACTGTGCAAGCTACGTCTAGTCAGACCGTTGCAAGACCTTCGCAAACACCAGAAAGTAGTAATATCTTACTATATCGCAGAGGCGCACCAAGTACCCCCTCATACAGCAACGCGCGCCTTTCCTTCTACTCTATCGGCGAATCCCTAGATTTGGCGCTACTGGGCAGCCGTGTGACAGCCCTGGTTAATGAGGTAGCCTTCTACCTAAATACTGGGCTTAATCCAGCCGACTACGACATCGACACCCTTAAGTACATTAACGCTGGTTACGCAGCAGGAGGTTCTTTATCATGACCCAAGTTAAAGATCTGGTAGATGCCTATGATGCCTTTATTACGGGCTGCAAGGCTGATGGTACCTGGAGTGCAATCAAGACCAGTTGTATTATGGCTGGCTGGGATAACCTTAATGGGGCGCTGGTGCCTCTGGTAGGTACTGCATCGACAAACTTTAACTTTTGGGGCGACGCCGACCCAGATTGGGCCGATGTGTCATTGCTTCTGCGCATGAACGGCGCAAACGGAGGTACTACTTTTACAGACAGCAGCAGCAATACATTAACTGTCACAAGTTTCGGTAACGCGCAAACCAGTACAGCACAGAGTAAGTTTGGTGGGTCTAGTGCGCTGTTTGATGGGTCTGGTGATTATTTGTCGTTGAGTTCCAATTCTGTTTTTAGTTTTGACTCTGACTTTACTGTTGAGCTTTGGGTTCGTCAAGCCTCTTCTCCTATAGAAACTTTCCCTATTCTGATAGAAAGAGGCAGTGGCACTGAAGTCGCTGGTTCATGGGGCATCCTTATAGACAATAGTG